TTTACACTCGCAGACATTGCCGGAGCATAATCAAGAACACCAGCCATAGCCAATGCAGATGCTACATCATTAGTCGTTACGATAAAGTTTCCTTTTCCGCGTCGAGTAAGAATGGAAATACGGTTTGCTTCTCGTTCAATCTGATACAATAGACCTTTGAATTTTTCAACCATCCAACGACCATTAGAGTCGGTGTTAAGATCGAAAGTCCCGGCAGTCGTAACTGAACCAGCAATTGCGCCGAGTCGCGCAGTTGTATAAATTGTACGAACTACTTCACGATTAATTTCGGCAAGAATCTCAGTAGAAAGAATATTTGCCAATTCAGTTTCAGCATCCAAACCATGAATAGCTTTCAGATCCTGAGCAAGTTCTGTTGAATACTCTGCCCGCAATGCACGAGTTTTGGATTCTACAGCATGCTTCTCAATCGTGAATGCCATTTCTGGAATAAGATTACCACCAGCATCACCAAGAGCTTCACCAGTAGCCGTTGCATTACCTGTACCAGTTGTCCAATTAGCTACAGTACCATCAAACGGATTTGTATCGTTTGCGTCAGTAATAGCATCATGTGTACCAGTACCAGAGAAGTCTGTGTCAGCTTCGTTAAACAGAGCTTCATTAGTAACACCAGCTGCTTGCGCAGTATATTTAGAGTGCATAGCAAAGATCAATCCCGTAGGACCGGTCATCGGCTGTACACCACAAACATCATAAGCAATCATCTGAGGCATAGCTCGGCGAACTAGAGAAATAAGAATCGGATCCCAAGCAGCAACTCCACCAGTTTCAGTAGCACCATAAGCGGCATTACCCATACTGTTTGCCGGAGCGGCTTCAGCAAGATACTTCTCTTGATTCTCAAGTAAGCAGCGAGTTACATCTCTGCGATACGGATCTTTAATTTCTGGAAGATCCGGATGCTCGATGACATCTTTCCACTTGTCATTAGTATTTTCGGTCATATACATTTGTATATCTCCTTTTAAGTAATTTAAAATTTTATTTAATAAACTTCACATTCACTTTATCCATATATTTAAATAAGGTTACTTCCCTTGTCGTTTGCTTAAGTTAGATATTGCAGCCATAACACTATCCATTGAACCGTCACCTGTTCCATCGGTTATCTTTTTATTTGTTGCTGCCGTTCCCTTATTGTCATCCAGTTTCTTATCTGATTTAAAGTAACTGTTTTTAATAATATTCAACTTTTCTTTGTATTGCTCATCTGATTCATAATCGACATCTTCGGTTAACTCTTTCATCTTATCAATGTCTGTGTCAACCATACCACCTGTGATTTCATGAAAAATATCTTTAGCTTTATAAGTATTTAATTCTTTCGCTGTATCCATATGCTTCTCGGTCTGCTCGTCAAGTTTCGTTTCCAATTCGGCAACTTCTTGAACTAGACTCTCAAAGACATCTTCCTTCTCAGATGGGACATCAATGTAATGCTCTTCAAACAACTTCTTCAAACCAGAAATAAAGCTCTCTGTGACTTCGTTGCGAACACCTTGTTCAACAGCGAGTTTATTTTCTTCCATCCATTCTTTAACAACATAATTCATATACTCATCCATTTTCTCTGTCATTTCTTTCTGCATAGCTTCTGTACGCTCTTCAGTATCTTTCTTTGATTCGTCACGAATTTGCTTACGAATCTTGGAAATCTTAGACTTAATAGCAGCTTCAAAAATTGTAGCAGCCTTTGTCTTAAATTCTTCAGAAAGTTCTTCACCATCTATGAGAGCAGCAACATCTTCAGAAACATCAATCTCTAATTCTTTTTCTTCCTTCTTGGACTTAGCTTCGTCTTTATCTTCGTCATCATCTTCGTCATCATCTTTGTCTTTGTCCAACCAAGGTGGTTTGCCTTCTTTTTTAGACTTCTTAGATTCTTTTTTAGATTCTACTTCTTCCTCATCATCTTCCTCATCATCTTCGTAATCTTCGTCATCTTCTTCTTTCTTTGCTTTACCTTCTGCTTTTGCAGAAGCATTAGACTTTTTGGTTTTAGGATCAGAACCCTTTTTCGTTCCACCTTCTCCATCAGGCTCTGAATCTTCTCGGCCTTCTTCGTCATCTATAGCTGGCATACCTAATTTTTTGTTATCATCTTTCGCTTCATCCATATCAACCTCTTCAAGTTGTCCATCATCTGTGAGTATTTCTTTTGCCATTTTAATTCTCCTAAAATGTTTTATTTGTTAAATATTTATAAGATTACAGATTTTGAAGGAATTTTTGGAACACTTCTAGCTTTTTCTGCTCCAATTCTTTCATTTTTGCGTTCATAATTGATTTCTTCATCGCATCTATATCTTGTTCTTTAATAACACCATTCTCCCATACCCACTCTTTGCCTTCCATAATACCATTTACAAATGCATCTGGTGCTGATGGGTCAGCAACAATATCAACTGTGGATAAAACAAAATCCTTCTGTACTTCATTTACACCAGTTTTTTTATTAGCTTTAAGACTTCCCATTCCTCTGGAAGATACACCAAGTTTGACACCCTCGCTAATAAAGTTCTTAACGATTTTACCATTAGGTGTGTCCATTACTTTTGCTTTACCAATAAAATTTGTACCATCTTCTTTCAATTCTTTAATTACATGAGAAACACGATCCAAATTAATAACAGGGCCCATTGGATGACCAAGTTCTCCAAGAGCTCTTCCCTCTTTAACATATTTATTATTAAAGTTACCTACTTCTTTTTTCAAAACTGCATGAGGATAAACTCTGCCATTCTGATTCTTAATATCAGATTGCATAAAGATACCCTTGATGTATTGCTCTTTACCTTTACCTTCAACAAGGTATTCAATCTCGTTAGTATGTTCTGTTATTAGTTTCATTAGTTATCCTTTTCCCTTTTTTTAGCAAGTCGTTCATTTTCTGCTTTACGAATTTTTGGTAAAATTCGTTTAGCAATTTTTGCAATAACACCCTTTTTCTTTGCTAATCTTTTTTCTAAATTTTCTTTTCCTGATATTGATAAATCAGATTTACTTCTATCTTTTAAAAGTTTTTTAGCAACTATATCTCTTGCTTTTTTCGCTGCTCGTTTTTTTAACTTCTCAGGATTTGCTTTTCGTTTCATAGCAATTTTTCGTTTACGAGCAATCTGTTTTCCTTTCACTTTCATCATGCGTGCTTTTTTCATACGAACCATCTTACTCATTACTTCATCAAGAACATCATTAATCATATCATCAATCTGTTTCATTTCGTTTCATCTTTCGGTGTGTCTTGTGATGCTTCCCACTCATCATGTGACATATCAGAATGAACTTTATCACAATCATGGTTTTCTGTTCTTCGACCATCACCACCTGCACATTTTTTTCTTGCACCATCTGATTTAATATACTCAACTACTTTCTGAACAAGACTTTCTTTTTTACTTTTTGCTGTTGCTTTTTCAATTTTCTTTTCTCGTTCAGCTTGATCTTTTGATCTTTTTTTCTCTATGTCAGCATTACGGACTGCGGTTTCTTTATCTCTATTAGCCTTAGCTAGATTACGCAATTTAGTTTGATTTGCTTTCTTTACATCTGCAAGACCATCTTTTAAATATTGTTTAAAATTTTTCATGTGTCTGCCTTGGGAGTTTCGGGTGTGGTTGGAGTTTCGGAACTTGGTAAATCAAATTTAAAACTATTTTTATAATCCTCAATAGCTTTAAATGATTTATTTTTTAACTGTTTAGCAATACCATCTTTTGCTTTAGTAAGTCTTTTACTAAAAATGTCTTTTAAAATATTACTTGTTATATCAACCATTTTTAATCCTTTCTTTCATTACATTTTTAATAGCATCAACCAACAAATCATCAGTAAGAGTTTCTTCCTTGATCCATTGTTTTACTTGTTGTCCTTCATCAACAGGAATTTCTTTACCAGAAATTCTATCCATAACATTCTTTTTCCAATCAGTTTTTTGAATACGTTCAATAGATTTAATTTCTTTTGGTCTTTTTAATTTTTTCTTGAGAGCCATCTTTACTTCACCGGCACTTGAACCATCCATATAAAATGGGGGAAACCCCTCAACCTCTACTTTCCACATAGCCTCTGAAAATAAATTCTTTTTATATGTATCAAGAAAACTATTTGTTTTTATTTTTAAAATAGATTTCATAGTTTTATAAGGTTTAGAAGTCCTCATCTCCATCTTCGTCATCTCCTGTTTCATCTTCTTCCGGTTTCTCTGCTGCTATCTGTTTATCAATTTCTTTCATTTGTTCTTCAGTCTGTTGCAAAATATTTCTACGCAGATATTCTTTAGAAATATAATTACCAACATACTCCTCAGCCATTGAAACTAACTCAAAACGATCCCTCATAATCTCAGAGTTTTTCAACTCCATGAAATGAGAATCTTTTGCCCAGATATAACGAATACGATCTTTAACTTCCCACCAATCTTCTTCTTTAATAATACCTTTAAGAATCAATTGAACTCTAAGTAAATCTGTAAAGAGATGAGAAAATCTATGTCGTAAACGATCAACAAACTTACCAAACTTTACTTCATCTCTTGTAATCTCAGAAGCTCTTCCAAGATTAAACTGTGTCGAATCAGTTCCCTCAATTCTTGAGATTGGAACATTCAAAGACTTGTACAGTTTCTTTCTAAAATATTCTATATCATCTGTTTCACCAAGATTCTGTCCACCCGGAAGTGTACTAATCTCAGTACCACGACCACCTTCTCGTCTTGGCAACCAAAAATCTTCCAACATAGAAAGATGTTTTCTCTGGTCTTGAACTTCACCAGTAGCTGCATTATAAATCATCTTCTGCTTATAACGATTCATTACCTGTTGCAGATATTGTTCTGCTTTCAACTTCGGTAAATTACCAACATCAATATAAAAGATTCTTCGTTCTGGAGCTCTTGCTAATCTATAGATAACAAGTGCATCTTCAATCATCCGTAATTGATTCCACGGCTTGATTGCTTTAAACAAATAACCAACTATAATTTGTTTTACTGCATCAACTAAACCAGAATGAACATACGAAATAGCATCAGGTGCAACTTGAACAGCATTCTGCATTGACTGTCCTTGAAAAAATCTACCACCACCAAAATTATCTGG